ACAGTACCAGAAGGCTTGACCGTAGTAACAGCCGCTGAAGGATTAACACCTAAAAGTTTAGATATCCAAATATTAATATCTCTTGCATGTTGTCGTAGTTCTTCTAGGAACTCAGGATCAGGATCATACGTAAGTTTGTTATCAAATATTCCAGTAAGAGATACACCTAGTAGACGTTCTTCTTCACTGTTATCTTTCCATTTTTTAGAAAGATATTTAAAATCAGTTAATGCTGATTGGAATGTACCAATAATAGCCGCAATACGAACCTTCTCTTTTATGGTCTTTTTTGTATCGTGTGGTCGAACTACAACTTCACTAAGGTTACAGAACTGTTTAGATCGTAGAGATATTTCTCCACAAGGGTTAGTACCAAAAGAATGTGAAGTATCTCTACCAATCTCAGCTGCTTTACTAACAGCAGCGACACGATTGAATAATCCTCTTTCTCCACTCTTAGACTCATAGATAGAAGTCCACTCTCGTAAAAATGTTCCCATGTCAGGTTTTTCAGAAAAGGCGATTGAGTTGTTAGCATAACTTCTATTCACATTTTCATTAAACCAACTGCCCATTTTAGCATGACGCATACGATCATCACTTAAATTAGATAGTGAAATCATTGCTGATCTACGTACTCCACCGACAACAACAGCAGCGGCTACAGCACACATAATGTCATGGCATTCTAAACTAGAGAGTTTACGCCCAGAGGCTTTATAAAAAGTAGATGTAACAAACTTAAATAAGTTCTCTAAAGGTTCAGGTCCACTTGCACGTCCACCAAAAGTTTTAAGACGGCTACCTGCAGGTCTAATCTTACTTAAATCCCATTTTGGATGTTCACCTGCATATAACCTAGAGATTAACTGTCGTAGACCTTTAGCCCAACCCTCTTTACTATCAGCTACAATAATTGATTCATCTGTATGAGTAATGACAGGTACTTCTGGCATGTTCTCTACAGAGTTACGCTCTACACTAAAACCTACACCAGTACCGCACATAAGTATCATAAGAGCTTCATCAAAGCATTTAGGATCGTCTACAGCTAAGTAACTACAATTATAAGCTGCAACATGGTTACGGTCTAAAGCTTCTCCAGCTGCCATCATAGTACGCATTGAAGGCATAACATTTTTAGATAGGATTGCTTTTTTAACTTCAGGACTTTGTGTTAGAAGTGGAAATTTAGTAGTCATGTAGTTCCACCAACGATCAACAGTATCGTCATAGGTTTCTCTACGATTATCATCTTCTAAAAAACGTGCATATCTGCTGATATGAATAAAATCTTCATAGTTAGTTGTCATAGTATCTCCTTTAATTATACTAATATTGAAAGATCAGGCTCTAGATATTCTGAGCTTTTTAATACTTTTCCATTGCTATCATAAGTAGGTTTACCTTCTGAATTTAATTTAGACATATTACTTTTATGAACCCTATTAAATGCAGCAGAGAAATTTTCTGTAGGTAAATCTTTAAGTGAAACAATAGTGCCGCTTAATACATACTGTAGGTCACATAGTTCTTTAAGTAAATGGCTCCATTGATCAGCTGATGGACTTCTTGAAAAGATTAATTCTGTACTAATACTATTTAACGCCTCTACAACTTCTTTAGTTTCCTCTTCAATTAGTCTAGTACGTAAACTTAAAAGAGAAACTCTCGCAGAACTATTTATGTCTAGGTTAAAAGCTTTATGAAACTCTTCGACTAACTGTTCTCTTGTTTTGTCACGCATCATTTATTTACTACCTCAATTAATTTTTTTAAATACCATTGTGCTTTTTCTAAATCTTCAGTACCATTTTTATATTTATAACGCCATAAATATTTCATAACATTACCTTGGAGGTAACCCTCAAAACCTTCTCCTGTAACCTCTTGGATTGCATCGATACACTCTATACCGATTTGATTATAGTGTTTAGGGTGATTTACATTATCGTCAGGCATGTTCTAAAGTATACTCCTTTTTTACGAATGGGTCAATAAAGCATTAATTCTTTTACGTACAAATACTACTTCTTTAGATTCAATAATTTTATAAGAAAATGTTCTGGTATATGAAGGATCGACACCAGCTAAATCGCATACTGTAATAAAGTCTTGCGCTGTTACACCAGCAGATGCTGTAAACCAAGCTTTAGCTGAACGTCTGTCTAATCCAGACTGCTCTGGTTCACCGCTGTATTGTGGTTTAGTTGCATCAAGTAAAGCTTGTAAAATAACCGCTAAAAATAAAGTCTTTTCAGAAGAAGGTGATCTTAATGAAGTAGTTACAAGATCATCTAAAATAATATTAATATTTGTTTCGGTCATTTCTTAAACCATTCTTTGGGTAGTCCATCAGAAAGTTTACAGAATTTATAACCATACTTAATACACCAATCAGCGTTTGTTGATTTTGATCCTTTATACAGTTTTGCATTTGGATTATCAAACATAAACCTAATATCTAATTCAGGATATGTTTTTTTAATACGTAAGTGTTTAGACCTATCTGAAGAAACAAACCTACCTTTAACTTCAATGTAGAAACCATATTCTTCTAATTGAAAGTCAGGTAGGTAAGTTTTCTCTACGGTATAAGCGAGAGTGTGTGGTTCATATAAATATGTAATCTTACGTTTATCTAAAAGATCAGCGCATTTAACTTCTGAACCACTTCTAAATTTTAAGCCGCTTTTGTTTCTAGTTTTTCTTTTTGCCATGCCCTTGCTTCAGTTAATGTAGGATACATATCCTCTTGTTCAACATGATAACCATGCTTTCCTATTTTCTTATGAATAGTATGTGTAAGCTTACCATTAACAGAATTAAGATATTCAAATTTTTCTCTAGAAATAAATAAGTCTTTATCATAATTAGGAAAATTACCTACAATTAAAACAAAGACATCTGCTTTTAGTTCCCTACTTTGTTCTGCCCAATTATTATGTCTAACAAATAGACATCCAGTTTTATAAACTGTTTGTTTTATCTCAAAAATTAAATTATTTACTTTAGCGTCAATATCAACTTCGTAGCTTCTTGTTTTTGTGTCAGGAGAATTAACATCTAGTGTATAAGGTATACCATATTTTTCTTTAAACCATATCTCAGCTGCCATGCCTTGTAAATTGACCTCAACTGAAGTTCTAGATTTATCTTGTCTCCTATCTATAGTGTTTGCTTTACGACTATTGTTATAGATGGCTGTGCAAAATGTTTCTATTTCTTTTGCTTTTTCTTCATTGAATGTAAAATCTTTTCTATTTAAATCGAAATCTATCATAGTATTTCCTGTACTTTTGGTGTTTTATGAACTTGCGTAAAGTACCGTACATTTTTTGAATACTGAAAAGTACGTAGTCCTTTGCCATCATTGCAGTCGCTCCAACAAGTAAGCTTATAAGGACACCAAACACAACTAATGGGGAGAACACGATTACCACTAACACCATCAGGCTCGTCAGAATAACACCTAGCAGGGGGGTTTTTTTCATCTACTAATCCTTTTAATTCCTTAATCCGATCTGTAGCATTGATCATATCGAGGCTATCAACATGTAGTAAATGTAAGTCAGCATTCTCTTTATTTAAAACTAAGAAAGCTCCTTCATCCTCACCTTGACCTTCAGTGTATGCGGATAGTTGTGCTATATATCCAAACGGATCATTACCGTTTACTATAGAGTTATCTTTAAACTTCCTAAATCCGAATGAACTAGCGGATTTAATATCCGTAATTACATTATCAATTCTACAATCTTGATGTCCTTTGACACCTTCTATTGTTATAGTTTTTTGTTCATCAGTAATAGAGTGTCCAGCTAGTTTTATTAAAAGTATAAGCAGTTCTTCTACTAAATCACCATACATAAACTTTAGTCTATCTTGACCAGTTAAAGGTTTTTTATCGTAGTTCTGTAAACCGTACCATACTTTTCTATTAGGAGTTCCTATCTGTGATAGACGTAGCCCTTCAGGGCCGCTCCGTACTTCTTCAATACGGTTCTTAACCATTTCTGATACTCTAGTACCAAAATCTTCAATTAGGCTATCTGGTAGTTCAACGTCTGTCTCAAAAACTTTATAAATATCCTCGATAAGAGTATCAATTTTCTTTTTCTTAGCCATTTTATTTCTCTCATAATTTCCTTCAGGTAAGAAAAGAGGGATAGGTAAAGGAGTACAAAACCCTATCCCTCTATCTTAGATAGACTGCATATAAAATTAACCAGCCGCAGTCATAGGAAGATCATCGAAATCTTCCACTTCATCAATATCGCCGCCTACAGAGCTTTCAACGATATCAAAATCTTCACCGTCACCATATGCAATATGCTCAAGAACTTGTACGGCTTTTAGATCAGCTGTAGTACCGCTCTTACCTGCATATTCCCATTCTCGAACTAAATATTTAACTGCAACTTTAGAACCGTTACCTACTAAGTCAGTAAAGGGACGCTTCATACCATCAACAACTTTAGGGGGTTCAAAGGTATCCCCATTACGTTTGTCAACTTTCTGAGTAATCTTAATAAAATCACCACGATCATCACCTAAATTCTTAATCTTATCAGCCAACCCATCAGCTTTTAAAATTTTCTTAGTCTTAGCATCTAGATTAGCAACGTCAATGCACCATGTAGGTTCAAACTTAGTGTTAGGTTGAGTGATAGAAGCCCAATATGCTGTACCTTGAATAATACTCATTGTTTTATATAATCCTTATTGTTGTGCGGTTGAAAGTTGTGGTTCACTTACAAGACGATAACGAGTGTAAGTTAAACCTTCAGGAGTTTTAGCAGTTACTGTAGCAATCTCATAACCTTTTTTACGTAGGTCAGAAATAGTAGCTGTTAAATTCTCTGATAACTTACGTTCTATAGAAGTCTTACGAGTTACCCTGTTACGTTTTCGTAACGCTGATAATACTCGTTGTTCGCTGGTAGATTTTTTCTTCATAGTGTACTTATTTCCTTCTGCGTTTATATAATCTGGAACTAATGTTCCTGTCTATATTAAGAAGTATATAGATATATAATTTAGAGTCAATACTTTTTTTTCATTTTTTAATATTAAATTGTTTATCAAATAAATCATTCAGACAATATTCAATATGAAACCAAGCTGCATCCATATCATTAGTAAATGTGTCTAAACAATTTCCAGTTTTAGTATCTATGAGGTCTAAGTAATTTTTATCTGTTGCGGATGTAATAACAGATAAATACTTTTGTGCATCGGCTAATTCTTCATTAATAATATCTGATAATGTCATAGACATTAGTGTGTTTCCTTCCAATTTTTTCCTATTTTATAATCACTGTCGAGGGGACAACGCAACTCTAAATTTATCTCTACATCTTTAATTGCTTCATTAGTATGAATAGCAAATTCTGATGCATCGTCTGTACTTACGTCAAACTGATACTCATCGTGAATAGAACCTACTAATTTAGCATTGAATTTATGTTTGTGTATTCTTTTCATAATTTCAATGAGCCAGTATTTACATACAATAGCCCCCATACCCTGTAACAAAGTATTCAATGCGCTGTGTTTACTACGTATATTTAATAGTCTTCCATCAATAGCCTTGATCAATCCACTAGCAGAAGCTTTATCAATCTTTTTACGGAGAATACGTAATGCAGGTACAGCTTCTAAATAGTTATGGATCATCTGTTGACCTGCTTGTTTACCTTTACCTACAATCTTACCCATCTTGGCTGGCCCTGCACCATAAATTAATGCATAGATGAATGTCTTAGCTTGATCACGGGTTTCTAGTTTAGCCATTTTCTGATTAGCTGTATGTATATCTCCTTCTAAAAGTTCATTAGTAAAATCATTATCATCCATGTAATGAGCAAGACAACGTAACTCCAAACCAGATGCATCGCAGCCTACTAATAGACGATCCGTAGGAACGGTGAACAGTTGTCTACACTCCTCTCCATACTCACTATGATTAGCGGGGGTCTGTGCTACGTTAGGATTACGGTGTGTCATCCTATTTGTATTTGCACCTAGTGTTATTACTCTGCCGTGAATACATCCTGTATCGTGATTGTATGCAGATAGCCAGTTGTTAAGCTGTGCTATACGTTTCTGTAATAAAAGATAACGATATATTAGTTGAGCTTCAGGTAAATCAACCTTCTCAAGAACTGTCTCATCTACAATGATGCTACCTTTCTCAGTAAATTTAGTAGGCTTCCATCCTTTATGCATAAGTTGTTTAGCTATCTGTTGTCTACTTCCTAAATTAAATTCTTCAAATTTAAGAGAGGTGAATGGACCTGCTACACTAGTACCCATATCACCTAAACATTTAAGGTTACGCATACTTAATGTACCATCTTTTTTATAGACAGGTATAACTTCTTTTATAGGTTGGGCTAGAGGCTGCATAGTTTTATGCACCTCATCCTTAACACCTTCCATAAGTTGAGTTAACTTAGCCGTAAAGATATTAGCTTCACTATAGTTAAAATAAAATCCATTCTCTTGCTGCTGATTTACAATAGCTCTGATTGTATGTTCCATACGGATGGAAACGGATGAGTAATTGGATAATTTTTTATTTAAGTGTACGTATATTTTATGGCAGACATCAACATCTTGAATGCAGTACTCTAACATTTCTTTTGTAAAGCACTCGAAGCTATCAAACGATATCTTACTATCTTTAAGTCGTTCGCCCCAAGATTTAAGTGAATGACCGCCTTCACGATCTGGTTTGTCTAATTGAGACAGGATTAACGTATCAGTAATCTGTTTAGCACTAATAGTTACGCCTAGTAATTTAAAAAGAACAGGTGCATCAAAGCTTAGAAAGTTATGTCCTATATACTCTGTAATATTTTTACTAAAATCAATAAAGTCATCTAGGGTATCACCGTAAAAAGAATAAACTTTATTGTCTTCTATATCTTTACAAACAATACAGTGAATGACTGTAGCTTTAATAGCATCTGTTTCAATATCACAGACTACTTTCATTTTGTGACTCCTACTATCTATACGGTCTTAATGTAACTTGTATCATAGTGAGTGTCCAACATTAACTTCCACCTACATCTTTACGTAGAATATCTTTTGACAATGGTTCAGGATAATATAATTCAAAACATAGAACGTCTGTTAATGCTCTAAACCTATGATATTCATTAGGCTTACAAATCGTCATCTCTCCTGCACATAG